GGGCCGATGCTGGCACAAATCGCCTTTGCCACGGCCTTCACTGTCTCCACGCGCGGATCGGTCATTCTGCTAACTTTATCTTTCGGCGCTCTACAACCCGCTGGAGCTTGTTTTGAACGCGCTCATCCAGTTTATCACCTTCGATGCCAAAGCACGCGGCGAGCAGCTCGAGATAAACCCGCACATCGGCGATTTCGTCGCGAATTTCGTCGACATCCACCTTGTCACCGCGCCACCGTTTTTTGATAAAATTGGCCAGCTCTCCGGCTTCGCCACACAAAGCTAGTGCAAGATATCGCTCGTCGGTGTGTGAGAATGGCGCAAATAAACCCTTAACCATCCGAGCGTGCATTTCAAGTATGTCTATTTTACCCATGTCGTCCTCCAGACCCCGATGATACCACGGCCGGTCGGCCGTGTCAAGCTACTCTTCGTACCTATCCAGTTTGCTTCCATACGATGCGCGAGCCCAGTCAGTTCCGCTGCCGAGCCCGAATGGTATTGGCACGATCAGCCCCATCTCGTTCGCCACGTTTTCGATGATTCGATTCAGCTCCGTTGCGTCGTGGTCCGGTCTTCGCTGCCACAGCAGGGAGTCGTGAATAGACAACAACATCTGCACCTTATCGGGGTGCGCGTCCTCGTATTGGTTGGCGCGGAGGATGCACAGCTTTATGTGGTCGCCGCCATTATTCTGAATCAGGCGGCTCACGCCCCGATATGCGAACCGTGGCTCATCACAATAAGCGCGGCGGCCGAGCATGGTTCTGATATAACCCCGTCGCCGAAAAACGGACATCACCGTCTGCTGCATTTCTCTGATCTTGGGGAAGGCGTCGGATAGGAATGCGCCGTGCGCTTCCCTCGCCTGATCGATAGGCCAACGCATGTGTCCCGCCAGCGTCGGAACAGACATCATCGTCAACATGCCCATCCCGAGCCGCTTGGCCACTTCTCGGTCGAGCCCCAGCACTTCGCTGGCCCTGTCGTGCATGTCCATTGTACCGTTGCGGTACCCTTCGACGAGGGCTGGCTCTTCGCTGTAGTGGGTGAACAGGCGGGGTTCCTGCTGCTTGGCGTCCGCCTCTTCGATCAGCATCCCTTCATCCGGAACCACGAGTCTTCGCACGACACGCCCGATCTCGATGTTGCGCTTTGGAAACGCCTGTAAGTTCGGATCGGAACAAGATAGTCTGGCCCCAGCAACTCCATAGTCATCCGACTTTGACTGGTTGAGAATGGGGAAAACACGGCCACCCACGTTGTGTGTCTCCACCAGCGGCTTGATGAACGAATCTCGAGCTTTCTCGAGGCGTCGGACGGCCAATATGGTTTGACCAATATCGTTAGATTCAAGCCACTTTTCCCTAAACGATACTGCGCCTTGCTCAGTTTTGGAAAAGTCAGTATCTTTAAAGCCATTAGCACGGAACAGTCCCTCCACATCTTTCGGCGACCGGGCGTTGAACCCTAGTGGGAACTTCTTTTGAGCCTCTTCGATGGCGGCCTTTATATCGACTGCCACTCGCTCGGAGTAATCGGCGTCAATTCGAAGCCCGCGGCTATGCATTCGTGCAAGGTAGGGGATAAGATCACACTCAAGCTTCCAGACCCGTCGAAGATCATCGCGGTCCAGTAATACTTGCTGCTTTCCTCGAAGCTCCAGTGTCGATGTCCCGTCCCCGGTGGCGTAATCAACGACGACTGGATCGTCTCCCGCCATTTTATAAAAGTGCTGCATTTGCTTCCGGTCGGCCAGCCCGCCGAATTTGGCTGCGATGGCTGCATAAATCTCGGCTCCCTTTTTCGCTGCCACTTGGTGGCGGGCAGCACATTCTTCGAGGCCGTAACCAACGGTGAGGTCGTTGATCACGGACTCGTTGATCATCGTGTCTTCGACTGGACCAGCGATCACAACCCCATGGCGAGCAGCAATCCGTAGATCAAACCCAAGGTTATGACCAACAGTACGAATTCCACTAAGATAACGACTATAAAAGGCGTTGTATAGGGCCTTCTCGAATTCCTCCGCATCGGGGATGTTCCCTCCCCCCTCGTGCCTAACAGGTACATATAAGGAATGGTGTTCATCGGTTATCACCCATCCGCATACTTTATCCTTGACGGTTAGCCCCGTCGTTTCGGTGTCGAACGCTATCAGCGGCGACTCCCGGACGATGCGCAGCGCTAGTTCGGGATTGATATTGGACATTTAACCCTCTTTCCGCGACCGCCCCGCCGAATAACGGTGCCATCCTTTTCACTAAAGGTGTGATACTCCTTCTTACATTGTGCTACCCACTCGGGATCGAATTCTGTTGCTGCCACAGAACCCGGTGGGGGTCCTGGTATTTTCGGTTCCGCCGGAATCAGCTTGATTAACGACTCCTGCGTGGCTGGCGAAACTTGGGGCTCCTCGTCGGCGTTGAGACAACTAGTGTAAGCCCGCAGCCACAGATACTTGACCATCATTTCGGTGGTCTGGGCGGCATATGGCTTGCAGTAGTCGATGGACGCGCCGAAAACAGGGGTAGCCATCAGCATTGCTACAGTTAGAGCGATCTTCATTACGACCTCCTTGGGGAAGTGGCGGGACCAGCCATGGGATAACCGGTCCCGCCTTCGGCGGCGCAAGTGGGCTGGGGGCTTTTTGCGCCAACCGAACCTAGAACTTGCTGGCCATCGCCTCGTTCGGCGCAGTCCGTTCCTTCGACGGCCGGGAATCCTCCGTTACGTCGGCGTCCTCCTCGTTAGCCTGCCACGCGGCCTCCTTGAACCGCTCATACATTTGGGAGGCGATTTTTGCCTCGTGCTCGTCGGCGAAGCCAGCCCCGGCGTAGACATAGTTGTAATACGGCCCCTCGGCTCCCTTCGCCATCACGATGCCGATCTTGTACTGCTGCACGTAATGTGCGACGGGCTTGGAGTCGATCTTCGACAGGAGCTGCTGCATCGGCTTAATGCTGCTCCTTGTATTGATGATCACCGAAGGGCTGAGGTCCGGGAATTCGGGCAAGTACCACAGCATGTTGTATGTCAGGCTTGCCGCCGGTACCGATTGCGAGTCGCCGGGAACGCTGGAGCCGAATTGGTCTAGCCCGCTTTCGGCGACCGTCTCCTTGGTGTGGTAAGTTACCGATTGGGAGCTGCCCTTCGGCTTGACCGTAAATTCGGCGTTGGGCGGGTCCCAGTGAATCCCGTCCATCGCGCGGGCTAGAATACCGCGGTCATCGTTGCGGGGTGCCCACAGGATAAACGACTTCTTGATGACGATCGGAATCGCCAGCAGCTCGGCCCCCATGTTCTGATTGGCTATAGTGTGCCAGAACGTACCGACCTTGGCCTCGTTGGGGAAGTCGATCAGCTCCGGCGAAAGCGCCTGCAGGAGCTTGATGCGGGGTATTACGAGATCGGTGCGATCGATGTTGCCGATCTTCGCCTTGGCGTAGCCTTGCAGATGGGCGGGAACGCCGCCGTTGGTAGGATTGGTCGCTACTTCCTTCTTTACCATTTGTCTTCGTCCTTCATTAGCCATTCTTTGAGGCGGATGGCAGGGTCATATCGGCGCGGTATTAATAGCACCAATACAACCAAGCCGACTATCAAGAGCCATGGTTCCATGCTCTAAGCTTTCGTTATACTCGTGTAAGTCATGATGCCTGTTTTGAATACGTCCGCTGGTAGTTCCTTGCCCTCCTCTGTGCTCAGCTCCTTCGCATAAGCGGCTAGTGTCTGCGAATTCACTGTCTCGATTATGAGGCCCTCGGCCCCGTTTGCGCGCAGGTAGTCAAAGCCGAGCTGCTTGTCGAGCATCGTGCACGACCAGCGGTTCGACAGGGATACCCGCCCGATACCTTCGATGGTGATTGTCTTGACCCCGGCCCCTCTCATCGCTTCGGGGACCTGTTCGCGGCTTAGCCGCTTTTCCATCTCGTCGAGGGCTTCGCGCGCCTCTTTGATCTGCTCGGTGAGCTTGCGAACCTGATCGTAGTGTTTGATCAGCGCAACGTGATCGTTTGTCGCCACCGTGTTTGCGGTATCTGTCCGCACCATTTCGGCGACCTTGTTCAATCCCCCCAACACGCGGTTGAGGTAGTCTATGTTTTCCTGCTTCATTTTACGCTCCCATGTTGGACGCCACCATTGTACCACGCGGCGGCGTCCCTGTCAAGTCCCCCTTATATGCGCGGCGAACCATCCGGTTGCCGGGTAATGGCAACGTTTGCCCACATCGCCGTTGTGCGGTGATTTCGAATCACCCACGTTTTGTCCGGCCCATCCGGCAAATTCTTCTCCAGAAGGTCAGCGAAAAAGCGAGCCGCTTCCCTCACCACCCTCATTTGTTCGATTTGTTCGTCGGTGGGTTTCAAGTACTCGAATGTCGATGCATGCATTTTACCCTCCAAATGGAAAACTACTTTCGGCGATGGTGCGTCATCTTTACGAAGGGAAGGATAAACCGATCACGGAAGGCACGCACATTCCGCCAATCCCCTCACCGAAAGTAATGGGGCGTCCCCGACACTACGCGAGAACGCCCCAGCCGATCCTAGCTTAGCCTTGAGGGGATCAGAGCTGGCTAGTTACGGCCTCACCCTCGGCTCCTTGCTTTGCCGTTGCGGCGGCACCGCTCAGCACGGGCTTCGGCAGTGAGAGGGTAGCCTCGGAACCGTCGAGCCCGACGAGCTTGCCGTCGCGGCGCACGATGGTAGCGAGCATGTTGCGAAGGGTCATGCGAGCACGGCCCTGAGCACCGTGACGCTTCTCGGTGACCTGACCCGCGTAATGGTCCACCTTTTCGGCGGGCAGACCGTTCTTCTTGCACAACTCCCAGAACTTCGCAAAGTCGAACACGCCCTTCTCGGAGCAGTTCGCATTGATGAACTCGGCAAGGGCATCGACGCCGCCCTTCTTGTACTTGCCAGCATAACGCGCCGGGACGATCGACTTGGTGGTTTTCGGCTCAGCCGCTGCGGTTTCGGTGGCGGGTGCCGCGTCCGAAACCGGCTCGGTGACCTCAACCTCGGGCTCGGTCTGTACTGCTTTCCTAACCATCACAAAAACTCCTGTTGGTGTGGTGTGGCGACGTCTGCATCATAGCACATCGCCGGATACGCTGTCAACTATCCTTCATACCTGTCCGAATAAGCGGCGGTTTAAGCCTCGCCATCCTTTCGGCTTTGCGAGAGTGGTGTCGTTGTCGCCCTTATCCTCGTCGGTAAATTGGAACCGAGGCTCCATTATCACCGAAATAGCGAGGCCAAACGCCTCCGTTAGGGTGGCGATCTTGTATTTAAATCGCAGCATGTTCCGTCCACTTTCGGTGTACGCTTCTAGGACACCGGCCTCACGGAATTCAGCCAGCACCCGCGCGCCCTGAACAGGGAGGGTGCCCATGTCGCGGCATACTTCGCCGACGCGCTTGTTGAGGTCTGCCACGGTGAACGGCATGGAGATATCGGAATCCTCCATTACGCGGCCGTCTTCGATGATGTACTTCGCCACACGGCGAGCATACGACATGTTCGACGACATTATGTCGTTGTCGGTGGCGGCTGAGTTTTCGGTGTTCTCTATCGCGTGCCGATCGGTGGGGAAATTGGCAAAGTAGTGCATGTAATGCTCGCGGGCGTCTTTGCGGGCGAGCAAGTCGTTGAAATTGTCAAAGAATGGCTTGAGGGTAACCGCCCACCGCCGAAAATCAGCGGCACTCATCTTCTTGTGCTCTCTGTCGTACGCTTTCATGTAGAATAGGGCACGGTCCTGAATGTTGGCTTGCCCCAAGTTCATGTCTATATTGTTGCTGGCAAAAATGACGCGGGAGAAGATGCGGTAATTTCGTGCCGACTGGAACTTCTCCGCACCACCGATGCTGACGTTACGGATCAGTTTCTTTATTTCCTCAGTACTCGCTTCGGAGTGGAACTTGGCCTCGTCTATGAAGACGAGCATCTTGCCGATGAACGGCTCGATGGCAAAGGCACCTTCCAGCAATTTTGGTGATGCCGTGCCCCACAGATTCTGGAACAGGGACATCAGAAAGGTGTTGCCGAAGAATGATTTGCCGACACCTTGACCCCCCACGATAACAGGCGCAACTTGCTGCTTCACGCCGGGATGTTGAACGACCCACGCTAACCACTGTTTTATCCATAACGCCTGTGCCTCGTTGTCGCGGGTTAAATATCCGAGGAGCTGGTCGAGGTGACTTACGCAGACATTCATGAGATCCTGGTTGACGGGGGCGGCGATGGCGATGGGCCAGCCTTTCCAGGTATTGAATGCTGTGTTTACTACCTTCTCGTCTTCGCTATCGTCGCTAATTTGGTCACCAATTCGATCAATTCGGAATATTCCTCCGGGGTTAAGCTCTGGATAGAGGTCTCGTGTGTTAACCCTCTTACGGATACTTGAAATTTCAAAGAGTTTAAAAGCCGGACGTGGCTTTCCTGCCACCCGGACAAAATCCCCGCGATGGCGTCGTTCCAGTTCTGCGCCCGAATGTGCATATTGTCCGAAGGATTGAAATCTCTCTCGATCGATATAGAGATCGTCAGTTTCGTCATAGACATACCTTTCGGCGAGCTTGGTGAGAATCGATACGTCGGCACCCGGCATCAAAACAGCCCGGAGGGCGTTTACGGTTTCGTCGCCGAAAAGCTGGGACATAGTTGGCCAGCCCGGAATCTTCGCATCGGGGTTTCGCGCCAGCTTGCCGCACGCATCGCGGTATGTCCGAACCCGCATGTAAGGCTCGTCGTCGCCCAGCTCCTTGCATATGAACTCTATCATACTTTCGGCGATGCTGTCTGCGTCGATGGGGCAGAACACGTCGTCCGCAATCGCCTCGTGGTTGTTGAGCCCATAACTTTCGGCGACCACGCGAGCGAGCCAGCCACTTATTTTTTGGGCAGTGGTTTGTCGTGATCCTTCAACCCAATGGGGTTTGAATAGATATAAGGCAGTGCCAAATGCAATAGCTCGGATGATAGTGTTGAATTCCGTTTTGCGCGGAGTAGTAATTGCCACATCGCCGACGGAATGTGCAACGGCGGTCCCGTCTCGATACCAGACCGAAATATCGTGATGGGTAGCCTGGAGTTTGTGGACATAAATCGACCCCGGCATCACTGTTTGTTTAGCTTCGCGGACGAGGTTGGATTGCTGTGTCGAAGTGGCGAGGCTGCGAAGCTCTACTTTGTGGCGCGCACCCTCGAGCCGGAACTCGTTGGGTTCAAACATCTTCAACTGATTGAAGTTGGTGGCTTCACTTTCGCTGAGCTGCACGAGGAGGTGAGAGGGGGCTCCCACCGAAAGTCGACCAAACTGGAAGCGCGTATCAACTCCGAGATGATTAAGAGCCGCAACGATGCAGAGGTTGTATTCGGCATTATAGGAGTCAATATCGATATCCACCCATCCAAATTGGAGATTAAATCCGACGTTGAGTGCTTGGTGTTCGGGTTCATCGATCCAGCTTTGGAGGTTAGTGTCGCGGTACCCGCGCGTGAACCAGTCGTTCTCGAACGGTGTCTTGCCGCTTTGTTTCAGAAAGACAGCGCCGACTTGGATAAAGTTGTTGTTAATCAGATATGTTATTGAGCGCTGTTCTCGGAGTAGCTTCTCATCGGCTGGTTCAAACGCGAACCCGCCCGCGACAGCTGATAACATGATTTCCCCTCACAAGAACCATCAGTATAGCAGTACGCGGGGGCGCGTGTCAAGATTGAATACAAATACATAATGTCGTTCATATGCACGGTGCGGGGACCTATACGCACGGGGCGGGACAGGTGGCAGGGCCTACAGGCGGCGGGCGGTATACGATCGATACGCTCGGGGCGCGGGAGTGTACGCCGTGACCAGCAGCGGGCCTACGCCCACGCGGGCGCGCGGGGGTAAGAAGAGGGCTTGACAGCGTACTACCGGGCATGGTATACTTGGCGGGTCGACAACCCCGGAGGCTCCAATGCCCGCTTTAAGACTAACGGACGAACAGCTGCTGACATTGCGCGCAGCTTGGCAATACTTGTTGGAAGACCAAGAGGCAATGTCTAGCATCGGCGAAGCGCTAGGCATCGACGATGAAGATCGCGGTGTTGATGAGGATGGTGAGTACACCGCCGAAGATGGCGAGGCCAACGACCCGCTCGTCAAGCGGATGGGTGAAGTGACGACACTCATTATGACAGATTAAAGTCGGGACGTCTCCTTCCCGACATGTGCGGCCCCGGCGTTTTCTGGTCATTTCGCCGGGGCCGCTTCTTTACCTGTCGCCGAAATAGGCGACGTTATTGCCTCTATACACCATCATGAAGCCGTCGCGCATCCGCACCTTTTCGGCGCGGGGGTAGAGAATTTCGGCCTCAGCCAGCTCGGCCTGTTTCCTCTTTTGAAACTCCATCGCTGATTCGTTGGCGATTCGCGTGATGAACTTGCTGCAAGTGTATGACGGTCCCATTTACTCTCCTTTTCGAGGTAGCTTCAGGTTCGGGAATCGATCCTCAAGCTCTGGGGTCATGTGGAACTGGCAGAACGCCAGCTTTGATCCACGGAACATGAATTCCGTGAAGACGTGTTCGTAATTGGTTTTGCTGCATCGCTGGATGTTTTGCACCGTCCTTCTAGTTACGCCGAAATACTCGGCTATCTCGTCGAAGTTCACGTCGCAGAGAATCAGGGCGAAGACCTGACACTTCTCCTTGTATACCAGCTTCGATACCCTATTGTTCATTAACGAACTCCGTTAGCTGGTCGGAGTACGCCGAAAGCTGGTCAGACCAGCCGGGGTCAAGAATAGCCATGCCAAGCTCGAGCAGGGCGATCGCCTTGCCCTGCGCTTGCAGCTCCTCGGCGAAATGCTCCATGGAGGGGTTCGACTCGTTGCTCAAGTTGGCGGATGCCTGTTTTGCCATTTCGGCGCGTGCCTTGACCCAGTTGAAGAGCCGGATTCTGTCGGCGAAGTCGATCATTGCCTCATGCCTCCACATTGTTCGCCATCCCACGTTCCACAGTAGCTTGTGGTGCACCCCAAGCATTGATAATGAGGATGGTTCTGGCTGTTAATGCGGGTGATGAGAAACTCACACTCACCACAGTTTCCACACACAGCCATTTCGCCTGGTATTGCGTTACCGTCGATGTCGGTAAGCGTTACAATTTCCATTCTTAGTTCGGCCATCGCTATTCTCCTATCTTCACGATGACACGGTGGAATCCCGCCGCCCGCAGGGCGAATTCCATCGTCTTGTTCTGCGGGCTGCGCGTTTTGCCGTTGCGCCATGCTCGAATCGTGCTGGCGCAAACCCCCGACGATACCTCGATTCTTTTCGGCGTCATTGCGGCGATTGCCCGCAGAACGTCGCGAAGGGTCGGATCTTCTCTGTTATTCGTTCCCATGTCTGCTCCTTAGATGTCGAATACTGCCTCTTTGGCTCCTTCGAGACAGGCTTTGCTGGTCATTCGTGACTCCTCGCCATTGTGGAGCCACTGTTCCGGCACCTGCCCGTCGCGGTCTTGATAGTACCATCCCGCGCCCACGTTGTCAATCCCAGCTTCTCTCCACCCGATGATAATGCGGTGAGGCTTGGTGGTTCCATCATTTTCGACGGTGTGAACGCCCTTGTACTTTGTGGCGTTGCGCATAGGCCGAAATTCGGACACCGGCTGGAAGTTGGTCATCGCCTTCTTCAGCTTGTCGTGGGCGTTCTGCGTTATGTACTGTTTCTGGAATTGCTCCTTTCCCAGCTTCTCCTCTTCGGCGCGGACGTTTCGATAATGCACGGACCGGGGGTTGTAAATGTGTGTGACCGTTCTTCGGTCCAGCCCGTAAGCCTCGGCAAGCACCGTGCGCGGAACACCCGTCCGATAGAGGGCAAGTATCTCGCAGCGCTGGTCGAAGTCCAACTTGTGGTCGTACTTCCCTTGTCTCCCGAACTTCATGTCCTTAATGTTAGCCAGAATGTCGTCGTAGCTCATGTTCGCTCCTTACTGTGCGTTACGTGCTGCTTCTGCCAGCTTTATTGCCAGCTCCTCTATTTCTTGTAAGGCACGCTCGATCTCTTCCTTCTTATACTTGATTAGATCGGCGTACATCCTTACTGCTTCCATATTTTTATTCATGCTCCACTCCTTGTGTGGAGCGCGCCCCGGTTCACGGGGCGCGCGGGGGTCACCGAATGCGGGGGGCGGGTGCTTGCTCCTTCACCTGCCTCTCGATCTGCACTTCATCGCCCTTGGCCCATCCCTCGCGGTAAGCGGGGGTGGAACGGCGGATTTCCTCCGCCGTGGGCTTGCGCTTCCGCGCGCCGTTCTGCTTTGCCCAGTAGTTGTCGTATTGCTCCTTGTCGGCCTTTTCCTGCTGGGCGCGGAGCTTGGCTGCTTCCTCGGGGTGTTCCTCCGCCCACTTGGCGTACTTGCGGAGTTCCTCGGCGACTGCTGCTTCCGCTGCCGCTTGCCTCGCCTCGCGGATTACCCGCTGCTTGGCTGCCGTTCCCGGCTCCCACCCGTTCAGGTAGTCGGTGTTGAGGTCCTCCTCCGTGTTGATCACGTCCTGAAGGACCAGCGCGTTCTCGGTGTTGATGCCCGCCGAAAGGTTGCGTGCCCGTTCCTGCCGGATTCGATCCTGCTCGGCGGCGAGGTGCTCGTGGCGCTTGGCCCACAGCCGGTTCGTGAGCCTTCCGGCCAGCCCCTCGCGGTAAGCGATCGCATCCTTGATGAAGACCGACTTGCCGGGGTGGTTCTCCCTTACCCACTTTCTGGCCAGCCTTTCGGTGACCCCCTCTAGGTATTCCGCCATGATGCGGGCACCGATTACGTTGGCCTTCGAGCCGATCAGCTGGTGTTCGTACTGGCTGCCGAGCTTGTTGCCCCGAATGTACGAGTACCGGCAGAAGTTCAGCGTTGCCGTGGCATACCACAACGCCCTCTGCCATTTGTAGAGCCCGCCACCCGTTCGCGTATCCTCGCGGACTGCGAATGTCTTGGTCTGCTCGTTCACGGTGGCCATGTCAAGGTTGTAAGCCTCGAGCAGGTCTTGGGCCTTTTGCGCGGCGCTCGCCGCTTCGGCCTCGTTCGTATTGTTCCCAGCCAGCGCCAGGAGCTTTCGCACCTTGGCAATAACCGCGTCGATGTCTATCTCAGTTCCCATGACTTAGTTCTCCGAAAGGGGAGGGGCATTCGCGCCCCGCCGAAACTACTTGCCGTACTTGAGCGTCACTTCCACGATTGCGCCGACGGACAGTTCGCCCACGGCGGATTTGCGAAGGTAGCAAACGCCCTGCACTTCGATGGTCTTCTCGCCCTTGTCATCGATTTCGTGCAGCTTGACTGCTCCGGGGGTGTGGCCAATCACTTGCAGCTGATAAGACTTGGTTTGCACGTTGTTCTCCTGTTACACGGCTCGCTATTGGCGCGGGGTGCGCTGCGTGCCCATTGTACCATGGGCGCGCGGCCGTGTCAAGTTGGCCTTCGCTATTCTACAGGCGGAGAGCTTAGCCGCCTGTGCATTTCTTTCATCGCCTCAGACATGTTCTCGTATGGGCCGAGCACAGGGCCATCGAAAGTGCGAAGGAACACTCGCTTCGAGCCGTCGCGGACGAACTTTAATTCCGCCACGCGAATCTGCCCGATCCAGAACACTATTCCTCCGTCTTGCCTCTTGGATGTCATTACCCACTTCGACATAGCTAGAACGGAATGTCGTCGTCAAGTACCTCGCGCGTTTCGTGCGGCGTGTTTCGCTGCGCGGGCTGCTGGTTTGGGGCGCGGTCGCGCGGCTCGAACAAGAGCATCCTTACCTGCCCCTTCTCGTCAGGGACGGGGTAAGCATCGAGGATTACCGAAATCTGACCCTTATCGGATTGGAACGCGGTGCCTACGCGAACCCAGTAAGTGCCACTTCCGTCGCTCTTCGGACGGGGCGTTGAAACGTCAAATCTTTTGCCTGCCATTACTTAGTCTCCTTGATCGGGGGTAGGTGCTTTGCCCATTCTTCGGGGGTTATCCCCGTCTTCAGAAATTCTCGCTCTTCGTCGGTGAGGAGCGGGAACGCATCTTGCAGCAGCCTCGGGTCTTCACCCCTCATCCACAGCTCGATCGCTTCGATGGTGGTGCCGCTGATGTTCATCATATTCATCGTGTGGGTTATGTCGGATAACCGCCGCACGAACACCGTGTCATGCTTTCCCTGTATCAGCTTGGTTGTTCCCATGTGCACTATTTTCATTTCTTCTCCTTTTGCATCTCAATGAACACGGCCTCACTCACCGTGTTCCATATCTTGCGCAGGACCGGCTTCAGCATGTCACAGTCTTGCCACAATATGCTTCCGTTCTCCTGCATGTCTTCGCGGGCTCGCCCGAGGTTCTGCACGTAAGTGCCCACTTCGATCGCATTGTTCAGCACCCGTTCAACGGAGCAGGTGCGAATCAGCATCGGCTCGTCCTTGCTCAGCTCAATTTCGACTAGCAGCTTCATTCTTCAGCCTTTCGATGATTGCTTCGAGGTCCCACCCGGTGAACTGATCGAGGAGCCAGTCAGCCGCCTCGGCGGGGTGGTGAAACCCCGCCATTAGCAGCTTCCTAGCTTCCTGCTTCAGCTCCGCCTTGGTGAGTTTGGGCGGGGCCGGTTTCTTCACGCTGCGACCTTCGCGGGCTTGCGGCGGCTCGCCATCCACTCTTCGCTGAGCTTGTACTCGGGCTCGGCGCCTTCGAGGGGCGTCTTCACGATGCCGCCCGCCGCGAAGACCTTTCCGGCCAGAACGTTGCGGCCGGTCATGCGAAGCCGGCCTTGCCACCCGTTCGTGGTCCTGTTGTACTTGCTCAGGTCGACTCCGTTGGCGTTGCAGATCGCTTCGAACCGGGGGATGTCGAACCCGGCCTTCGCTAGGCAGAGGTTGTTGATCAGGAGCGCCAGTTCGTCGCCGCAATGGGCGGGATGGCCCGCTTCGGCGTACCTTGCGCGGTATTCTGCCTTCACGACTGATTTCTCAGGCTCTTCATCGCCTCCCTCGCCGCCATCTTCAGCAGCCTCTTGCTCCCGCTCTTCGTCCACCTCCATAATTGCCTTCGTGCTCGTTGCATTGGCGTCCCATGCTTCCGCTGCATTGTCCCATTCCTCGTTCCACACGTCGAACTGCTCCGTCCCCTCTTCGAAGGGGCAATCGGCCGCCGAAAACCCGGCAGCGTGGGCTTCCGCCCCGTTTTCGGGGACCGGCTTCGGCTCTTCGATCCTCAGGTTCTTGGTGCTCTTGGACTTCTTGGCCATTTTCTACGTCTCCTGTTGCGGTTCGTGCGGGGCGCGCGACCGAGCCCCATTAGAGCACGGCCGCGCGTTCCTGTCAAGTGGGTCTTCGCTACGCGGGCAGCAAGCCCGTCGAAACGTCGACCCATTCCATTGCTACGTTGCTTACCATCAGTTCGCTGGTGTCCTTGCCCTCCATGTTGCCAAACGCCGCGAACGTACCGGTGTCTTCGTCGGTTGGTTCAATTCCGCCCGTGTCGGTGATTCGCACCTGGAACACGTAAGACACCGGGAGCGGGTCCTTCCGATTGCGAAGCCAGTATTCGTTGGCCTTCTCAATTGCGAGATCGGCGAGGGCCGCGCTTCCGAACGTGAAGTTACGTATTTCCCAGTTCTTGTGCATTTGCGTGCTTTCTGGTCATTTCGACCGGTTGGTTGCTTCAGATAGCGAGCCGCGCCCGCGCCCCGATTATAACACGGCGGCGCGGCGCGCGCAAGTGGTCTTTCGGCTTTCCTATTCGAAACCTAATGCTTGTCCTCTTCCAACATGTTCCACTCGTGGATGAAGTCCCAGAACACCTGCTCTTCGTGGGTCTTATAGGTGCCGGGGTCGAACAATGAGAGTTCGTTGGTTGATTTATTGTCGTATTTATCGATTATGTCTTGCACCTCCTCTGGTGTTATGTGGTGTTTGTCGGCGACGAGCCGCACGAATGCGGCTGATTGTTGTGCTTGCTTGATCTTCTGGTTGGCGCTCAGCGAAGGGTTGGTGATCCCTTTCACGATTCGCAGCGTCAGTTCATCCAGTTCAGGCATTTGGATATTTTTCCTGTGTTGCACGCGCGTCTTCTTCGGTGTCGAAGGGACCAATCGCGTCGTAATTGTATTCCGGCTGGTCTTCGTCACAGTAAACGATGTACCAACCGGTTGTGGCTTCTTCCTCTGTCTTCACAAATTCGATCTTTTCCATGTTACTTGGTCTCCTTCTCTGCCTCTATGACCTTATCCACGATTTCCTGCCACTTCTCTGCGTGGTCTTCGTTGCCCCATTCCAGCTCCTCTGGCGCTTCAACGGGGATTTCTTGGACGATTTCGAACACTTCCAGTGGTTCGTCTTGGTTGGTTGCCCACGCTCCGATGTTGTTCGGGTCGTTGTAGTTCCATTCTACCGGCTTTCCGCCCTTAGATTCGATCCACTTCTGCGCGGCGGCGCGGTCGCCGAAAGGCCCGATGAACTTCAGCTCGCGAAGCATTCCGTCTCTGTCGTTGTGTTCTGCGTATCTTACATACATTCTGTGTGCTCCGTGTGTTTGGCCGCATTTGCGCGGCCTTGGGTTTATTACTCGATTCGCCAGACGCGAATCCCGTTCTCTGCTTGCCTGATCGCGAAGCGGTGGCCTGTTGTCCACCTTGCTTTTCTTACGTAGTCTTGCACTTGGGTTCTTGTCTTGTCGGTGATTAGCACGCTGTCGCCGACTTCCATGCTTCGCAGGGCCGCCGAAATAGGGTGCAATTCCTTGCTCCCTTTCGGCATGGGGACGTTCTTGTCGATCTTCATCTGCTGGTTTCTGCGTTCTCCTGCGCCTCGATCTCTTCGTCGTATTGTAGCACCGTTGCGTCGATTATCCTTATTTCAGTGCCCGTGTTCTGCGTGTTTGCGAAGGTGAGGCCCTTGCGCACCCAGAAATCGAGGGCCGCTTCGATGCCGATTTGAATCGCGTCTTTGTCTTCTCCATCTGCTTCGGCGATGATTCGGATGTCGAGAATTACTTGTGCCATTTTGCGTGCTTTCTGGTCATTCACATCGTTGCCCGCATTCGCGGGGGCGCGGGGGCCGCGCCGGGACCAGCAAAGCACGGCCGGGGCCGCCGCGCAAGGGGGGTTTCGCATTTCGCGCGCCGAACACGGGGTAGTGGAAAGAACCTTGACAAACGAGCGCAGGCGTGGTACACTACTGAGGGTACAGAGGAGAGTGAAATGACGGACATTCCATACCTTGGAAAACGCCGAAGAATCAAAGCATCGCGAGCCACAGGAAATGCTGAAATATGGAACATGGTCAACGAAGTAAATCATCGAATCTCTGAAGCGGATCGCCTGCTGAAGCAGATACGAGCGATTCTAGAGCGTAAAGTTAAGAAGGGTGAGGCGCTTAACATCACCGAAATGATAGAGGTGTTGCAAACCATAAACGCCGAATTAGGACCTTAAATTGTTAGATACGCTCGTCCATCTCTGTCCTCTTAATATCCTTTTTCCCTTTACCACACCCTACGCGCCGGAAAAAGGACCGAGAGGCTTATGATGTTATACGGCGTTGTAGCGCCTCGCCGCCGCGCGGCGGGGCGGTAAAGGGAAAAGGCGCATAGGGCGGGTGAGTATGGCTGAGCGTACGAACGCTTGCGAAGCGTGTCGCGCAGGTTGCTAGCTTTTCGGCGGGCGCTGTCGAAGGCCTTCGCGACGCAACGCGCGCGAAACGTTTCTTTTGCGCAGGTTGCGCGCTTTTCGGCGCACAGTTCGGAAGCGCTTCGCGCAAGCGAAACGTTTCGCACTGATTCGCAGATACAGGTTCGCCCCCGGAGAGTTTTCGCTCGCCGAGGGCGCGTTTCGTGTTAGCGAAGAGCTTCGCTAAAGGTTAGTGGTGGTAGCCTTCACCTTCGCTTACGTAGCGCTTCGCCGCGTCTGCCCACTCGTGAAGCTCTTCCTTGGTTCGCCGCGCGGTTGCGGAAACCACGTACCACAACCCGTCGTCGCATTTCACCGCTAAGACGGCTGTCCACATTTCGGTGGTTGTATCGAACTTGGTAAACGTTTCGAATTCCATCACAAGCTCCTTAGTGCGAGTAAACCGGCTCGCCGGGTTTCGTGTTCGTCAAGTCAAGCGCGAGCTTCCCGTCGAGCCACAACTGAAAAGCTTCGTCCTTGTGAAGGAGGTAATCGCGCTTCGCGTCGCGAGGATCGCGAATCACGCGGACGTAGAGGGGTTTCTGCATTTCGATGTTCCTTCTTGTTCCGGGTGGGGTGGGCGTGCCGTGAACCGGCACGCCCGTTTTTGCTACTCGAAGTCGATTCCGACCTGCGAGAAGTAGGCAACGCGCCTGCCTTCGTTCAGGACTTCGAAACCGTCGCGTGTGTCCCGCTCGGTCGCGTTCGGGAATTTCTCGCAGACTTCGTTATAGGCTTCGCAGAACCGATCGAAATAGTTCTTGCGAGTTTCGCCTGCGATGCGCGACACGAACTGGTGGCAGCACGAAGAGAAAGTAAGCATTGGTCATTACTCCTGAGTGCAACTGGACTCATCAGCGCTGGCTTCACCAGCGGAGGGGTGGGGCGCATTCGCGCGCCCCGTCCCTTTCGTCCTAGGTGCGGTATTTCGCGATCCATTCGTCCGGCGCGACCAGCTGCTCGGGCTCGCCGCCTTCCTCATCCGGCACGAGCAGAACGCCCGCGTCCGCAACCATCGGGCGAAGCACGAGCCCGATCGTCATCCGGAGCCGTCCTTCCCAGCCCTTGCTCTGGTTCGGCCAGCGCTCCTGCGGATCTTCGATTCCGTTCAGCTCCGCAATCGCGACGAGTGCCGCGATGTCGATCTTGCTGGCCTTGTCCAGCACGTTCGCCGCGAGGCTCGCGGCCAGCCAATCGCCGGTTGAGCGCTTGGCCCATTTCGCGCGCTGGCCGTTCGCCCGTGCGCGATCTTTGTAGCGGACCTTGTAGGTCGGCTTCACGACCGAGTTGGTGAGCTTGATCTGCTCTTCGATCTCGGCGTCGTCGAGGATCTCTTGCGCCGTGGGCGTCTCCTCAACCTTGGGTTGTGCAACCGATGCGAGCAGCTCGTTGGCTTCTTCGAGGACGCTCAGGGTTGCGGGCTTTCTGGTCATTTCTGCTTCTCCTGCGCGCGGGTTGCGCGCTTTCTGATTGCACGCGGGGCGGGTTCGCCTCGCGCGGTCGGCCGCGCCGACCTCGCGACTTTAGCACGGCGCGGCCGCGCGCGCAATGCGGCGGCTCGCCGCGCCCACCCCAGGACACCCGCCCCGACGCACGAACACCCCCCTGATCCGACCGCTCAAAACTCGTTTTGAGCGGGGGCCCCGCTCGAAGCGCAACGCATTGCAAGCGCGTATGGGCGTGCATCAATCCCCAACCCGTATACCCCATTGACCGCGTATGGGAGGACGTTTCCACTACCCCAGTCCCCCTTCCAACCGGAGTTTTTTCGGTGACCCAAGCACAGCCCCACGACCCGAAGCCTGCTTCTGCTACCGTGTCCCAGAGATACCCAGCTGTCGAAGAGGCCTCTGGCCCGGAAACACGGCATTACAATGTTCCCCTTTCGGTGGCCGAGCAGGAAGCTATTCTCGGAGCCGAAGGCAAAGAAATTCGAGAAGGTAGAGCTTCACGGTCCGTCGACGGCGCTACCCCGAATACCAGAGACATCTGGTACGTGTATCTCGACGAAGAAGGCCACCCCACGGGTTCGCTGATGCAGGAAATGCCCAAAGGTGACGACAAGCCATTCGCACCCGTCACTTTTACCCCATCGTCACCGGCAGACGTGCTCATGACACCCTCTGGAGCGCCACTGACGGAACACATGAATCCGCTTCATTCCCATTACGACGCGGGCCTAGAAGAGCGCAACCCAACCCCAGACATAGCGGCACCGAAAGTAGGACAGAAGGTGGCCCCGAAGACACCGCCGAAGTCAACCGAACCATCGAAGAAGTAGTCTATATTTCGGTGACCACAGAGTTTCCTCAGGACCTGATTCCGCTACCAACGGCACCTTACCCCGAAAGGCCAGTAAGCGAGCCGTTGGTTCCGGAAGAGTGCAGAACGGCAATCTGGCTCGTACGCGGGAATATCACCGAAGCAGCGAAGCTGCTCAAAGTGACATCCCTCCGCCTGCGCCAGTTCGTCAACAAATCCCCGTATCTACTTTCGGAGATGCAAGAGGCGAAAGACCAGCTCACAGACATAGCAGAGACAGTCGTCTACGAAGCACTCACCGACGAAGACGACAAAGGTCGCAAAGACACGATGGCCCGTTTCGTGCTCGGCTCGCAAGGTAGAAACCGAGGATGGGGGCACTCATCTTCGGCGGGCGTGAACATAAAGAACTCAGGCGGCGGAACCATAGTTGTGCAATGGGCTGACGGTACCGTTTTCGGCGATTCCGAGGAGAAGCCACCCGATACGATAGATATAACACCTGAGAAGGTGGCGTGATGGATTGGCGAAACATCATGTTGATGACCCTCGGCGGCGCGATAGCCCTCGCGGTGCTATATCTAAGCACCAACAAACCCAAGCCGTGTTCCTGATGGAATCAGCCGCCATCCAAGAAGTGGGGCCAAGGACGTACACAATACCGTACGTAGCCCGGACCCACTTTCGGCCTCTGCATGCGAGCAAGAAGCGGTGGACATTCGTCGTAGCCCATAGACGAGCCGGCAAAACAGTTGCGCTGTGTAACAAGATTATTCGGAAAGCGCTCGAAAATAAGCGCGTGTTCCCTCCACCCCGATACGGGTATATCGGACCCTCCTTCGCACAGGCCAAAGATTTGGTCTGGGGATATTGCAAATATTACACAGGGGTGCTGCCGAATATCAAGGTGATCGAAGGGGATTTGCAGATAGTGCTGCCGAATGGCGCATTAATAAACTTGTATGGCGGAGCGGCCGCTTACGAACGAATGAGGGGTCTCTATTTCGATGGGATAGTTGCCGACGAGTATCCACTCCTCAATCCGAGCATGCTCGGAAGTGTCGTGCGGCCGTGTCTAGCCGATTACCAGGGTTGGGCAGTCATAAGCGGCACCTCCAACGGTGACGACCACTTCAATGAACTGAAGAAGCGCGCCGAAAAAGACCCAGACGCGTGGGACATATTTTCCATACCGGTCAACGAAACCGACGCACTCGACCCCGACGAAGTTTCGGAGATGCGAAAGGACATGACTGCGGACGAGTACGCCCGCGAAATGATGTGTTCTTTCGATGCACCTGTCGAGGGGTCCTATTACGGCGAAGTAATCAACGAAATATCTCTCCTGAATCAGGTAACCGGCGTTCCGTACGACCCTGCGGCCCCAGTTATGACTTGGTGGGACCTCGGAATCGACGATGAAACCGCCATATGGTTCGTGCAGCGTGTCGGCAGAGAACTTCATGCGATCGATTTCCTCCAGAACACCGGAAAAGGGCTCGAGTGGTACGCGACGGAAATCAAGAATAAGTCGTACCACTACGCGGTCCACGTAACACCCCACGACATCATGGCGAGAGAGTTGGGAACGGGCAAAAGCCGCTACGAGATACTCCTCGCACTTCTTAACAACGTGTTCGTATGTCCCGGTCACACGCCCGAAGACGGAATCACCGCCGCAAGAGCCACAATAAGAATGACGTGGTTCGACAAGGTGAAGACAGAGGCTGGCCTTTCGGCGCTCAAGAATTATCACAAGTCGAAGACGGGCAAGCCAGTCCACAACTGGGCGAGCCACCCGTCCGACTCATTCCGGTACGGCAGCGTAGCCCTGAACCACGTGGCGTCGTATCTCGGAAGCACTAGCAATGTAATACCCCTGAACGGGCCCCTTCGGCGAAACCTAAAGCGAATGTCCAACGTTCCGAGATTGGGGCGCAGATGAAGCCTCCTCGCCGAAAGCGCCGGACTATTCAGGAGGACCCCCGTTTCGATGATTTGGGGTTCCAAGAGTCGAATTCCAAGGATGCGTACATCTACGGGCGGAGCCAGAAAATAAATCCGTCGGAACTGACCCCCTCTTTCGGCGGCGAAATACCGATTCCAGGTATCTTGGCGCGGCGTAAGTACCCCAGGAAATTCGGGAGAACGTAATGGCGGCCGTCGAAAGAATATTCGGTAATTCCGTCGGCCACACGAATCGTGTCGGCGGGCCGAATCGCGACCCCAATGCCGATGATCCATACAACGCGTTGGTTCGTGACCTGATCGACGATTCCATCATGTACGAAGAATCGATCCTGATGCCGGATCGTGAGGAGAACCTCGAATATTTCTACGGCGAGACGCCAGCCCCCGAGGGTGAAGGAACCTCCACCGCTATTTCGACGGACTTCCGCGACACGGTGATGGCTATCATCCCCTCGCTGATGCGAATCTTTACGAGCGCAGAGCATGTCATTTCGTGTCAACCGAATTACGCCGGACAGGAAGAGGCAGCGAAGCAGTGCACAGACTACCTCCAATACGTTTTCTGGGAGGACAATCCTGGATTCCTCATTCTTCACGACGTCTTTAAGGACTCTCTCCGCTGTAAAATCGGCGTCGTCAAGTGGTACACCCAAACGGAAGAAGAGGTAACGCAGCAGACATACCGAAATATTACTGCTGAACAACTACAATTGTTAATTTCTGAAAATCCGTCGGTGGAAGTGCTGAGCGCTCGACCCTCTCAGAAGCAAGCCCCGACGGGTGAAGGCGCTCCGAACGTGCCAACCTACGGAGCGTCGGCCCCGGAAGCCCTCCCCGACCTTACCCAATCGCCGCAAGGTGATTCGATGGCGGGCCAACCGCTTTCGGGGCCACCCCAACTTTTCGAAGAAGTGCAGATTCGCTTCGTCAAGTCCACGCCGATTACGAAGATCGAATCAGTACCTCTCGACGAATTCCGCATCGATCGTCGTGCAAAGAACGTAAAGACGTCGAATCTAGTTGGCCACGACCGAATCACCAACGTGGGTGAGCTTATTTCGGCGGGCTATGAAATGGGTGTTCTGGAGGAGCATCTTGGCGCAACGTCGTCATTTTCGTCCGACCGTCAGTTTCGGAATGCGGGATTGGATGAAACTAATATTCAGGATGATCTCGATATTCGTTATGGTTGCTATTTTATTCGAATTGATCGGGACGGTGACGGAATTCCTGAACTCCGCGAAATACACACGGTCGGGGACAATCACGTCATCATTCACGACGAAATTGTCCAACACCCCAACTACGCCGTCTTCTGCTCGGATCCGGAACCCCACACCGTAGTCGGCGATAGCCCCGCCGAGCTGGTCAAAGATATTCAGGTCATCAAGACGAACATGCTGCGGGGGTCTCTCGATTCCCTCGCGCAGTCGATTTGGCCTCGAGTGGTATTTAACGAAACCCTCGTGAGCGCCGAGGATGTGCTGAACGATGAGATTGGCGCGGCGATCCGTACGAAGGGTGATCCAGCATCGACGGTCCAGTCTCTACAACACCTGTTCATCGGTCAGCCAGTCTTCCAGATGTTCGAGGTAATGGAGGTATTGCGACAGCAGCGAACTGGTATCTCGGACGCTTCGAAGGGCGTCGATCCCAAGGCGTTGCAGTCGACGGCACTCCAAGGGGTCGACGCTATCGTTACAGGGGCACAGGAGAGAATCGAACTATGCGCGAGGGTCCTCGCCGAAACTGGTATGAAGGACTTATTTCAAGGATTGTTGCGCGAATGCGTAAACAACCCAAACCAGGAACGGACAGTTCAGTTACGGGGCAAATGGACGGACGTCAACCCAAGCACGTTCGACCCGTCGATGAAGATATCGGTGAACCCGACCCTTGGTCGCGGCTCCGATATGACCCGATTACTGGTACTCCAAGATATAAAACAGACCCAAATGCTGACGATGGAGAAGTATGGCGTTGACAATCCGCTCTGCGGGCCGATGGAGTTTCGGAACACTCTCACGGACATGATGGCCATCGGGAACATTAAGAATGTCGATCGGTACTTCAAAGTCATTACGCCGGAGGTTATGGCGCAGATTACTCAAACGCCAAAAGAGCCCGATCCCGCTCTCATGCTCGCACAAGCTGAGATGGAAAAGACTCGATCGAAGACTGCTTCTGAGATCGCGAAGAGAGAGTTCGAGGATCGCAAGCTCCGTGTCGATGATGATTTCCGCAGAGATCAGCTCACTGTTAAGAGCATCTTGGACGCCGCTACCGTCGAAGGTCAATGGGGTCAGCACGTCGACGGAACTCTTCTCGAAATGGCAAACGTCGCCAACGCCTTGGATAAGATCGACAACGAAGCTGCAAACACCGATGCGGGTATCATCAAGACCCAGAGCGACATTGAACTAGGTCAGCGACAGGCCGACATAGCACAACAGGGCGCGGATACGGCGCAACAGGAGGCTGCCAATGCCAGCGCCGAAACCAGAGCGGAGTGATTTCGAGGTTGACGAGCGGGCAACGGCTGCGTTGTTGCTGCTCAACGACAAATACATCGTGGAGGCTTTCACGGCGTTACGAGAAATGTACATCAATATTCTCGAGAATTCGCCGGTCGGCGGAGAGGCAGCCGCGACAGCCCACACAAGTCTGAAGGTCCTTCAGGATTTCCGGGCTAACATCGAGTCGATGGTAACAGACCAAAAAATGCGAGTCAAATACAGCGGGAAACCAAGAAATGCCTGATCCAATGGATGACGCCGCAAAGGCGTTTGACGCTGACATCGCACGGGTGTCGACGTCAACCAAAGCTGTTCCCAAGGTAGACCGAACGGAGGGTCCCCCCGAGCGCATGTTCGAGCGCGTCGGCGAACTGGAAGTGGATGACGAGTCGCCCCCCAAGGCCCCCGGCGATGATTACGAAGCCCCGCCGGTTCGTACGGAAGACGACGAGGAAGACGATGAGGACATTGGGGAAGAGGTCGACGAGGAGGCCGATGAGGAAGAGGCCGAAGGGCCAGATGATGAGCTACTTACTAAAGAATTTACCGTCATGGTTGATGGTGAAGAACAAACCGTACCCCTCAAAGAAGCGCTTGAAGGGTATGACCGAACACAGACGTTTCATCAACGGATGAATGAGGTCGACGAGGCCAAGAAAATCATTCAACGGACTGCCGCTGACGCCGTTCACAACTACGAGTACTCGGTGAACGTGGCGAAGGAAATCGAGGGATATCTTCAGGCGCTGGTTCCGCCCGAGCCGAACTGGGACGAAGAATTTAAGAATAATCCTGTCAAAGCACGGGAAATGCAGAAATACTACGACCACGTGCGCGGGTTCAGGAAAACGATGCAGGAGAAGCTCGGAGCGGCTGCCGAAGAGCGCCAGAAGAGCGATGCTGTCCAGCTTTCGGCCTATGCCGAGGAGGAGTCCAAGAAGTTTGATCGTGCCAACGCCAAGCATTGGGCGACCGATCCGAAGCGGAAGGGCAAAGACCTCAATGCGATGCGCCGGACAGCCCTTACTCACGGCTTTTCGGAAGAAGAGATATCGCAGGTCTACGACAGCCGGATGCTCAACATATTGTTGAAGGCAAGCAAGTACGATCGTATAATGGCGAGCCGTCCGAAGCCGGTACAGCAAGGCAATGGCACCCGCCCGGTTCCGACCGGGGGTGGGGCTACCCGGAAGAAGGTAGTTAACCGAACGTTCTCAACGGCGTCCAAGCAACTAAGCAAATCTGGAAGTATCGATGACGCTGCCGTCGTTTTCGACCAGATTATCAGCAGGGAAAAGAAGCGCTAGTCGCAGCAAGTTCAGGAAGGCCCGGACCCGCACAGACGGAACGGGCTTATGCTCGGCGAATTTCACTAACCGATCGGCGCAAGGTTAGGTGGAATCTCCGCGTTCCTAGGAGTCAGGAATGACAACTATCAACCCGGAGATTCACCATGCCGAAGGTTACAGGCGCATTCACTACGTACGATGCTAAGGCGAACAGGGAAGACCTGTCGAACAGCATCTACAACATCGATCCGTTCGACACCCCCATCCTTTCGATGGCGCGTCGGCGCAATGTGAAGAATCGTTCGTTCGACTGGCAGACCGAAAACCTGCCGGTGGTCGATCCGAACAATGCACAGATCGAAGGTTTCGAGCTGGTTCGTTCCAACTCGACCCCGACTGCGCGTCTTACCAACGTCACCCAGATTTCGAAGCGCGATGCGACCGTTTCCGGCTCGCAGGAGGCTTCGGACGCCGCTGGTAAGGGCTCCGAAATGGGCCACCAGATGGCGATGGCTTCGAAGGTCCTCAAGTCGGACATCGAGGTCATTCTCTCGAGCCGTCAGGCCCGCGACGACGGTACCGCCGCAACCGCCCGTAAGACCGAGGCCATCGCACATTGGCTCGGTAGGGCAACGGACAAGCTCGGCGCTCCTGCGGCGGCTGTCATTGGTGTTACTGCCGGTCTGCCGGTTCTGTCCACCGACGCTTTTGCTGCTGTCGCCGGAGCCTCGCAGGTGGCGATGACCGAAGTGATGGTCGGTGATGCCATGCAGAAGGCATTCACCAACGGTGCTCAGCCCGACCAGATGATCGTTCCTCCCGGCATCAAGCGCACTATCTCGACCTTCGAGGGTCGCGGTATTTCGCAGGTGCTCGTCGGAAAGACCGAAGTGGTGGCGACCGTCGACGTTATCGCCACCGATTTCGGCCGCATCAAGGTGATGCCGTCGCTCTGGATTCCGGTCGACATTTCTTACATCCTCGACCCGGATTATGTTGCGGTGGGCTACTTCCGGAACTTCCGGCAGTTGCAGATCGCCAAGATCGGCGATGCCGAAACCCGCCTCATTCTCGCCGAGTGGGGCGTCGAGATGCGCAACCCGCTCGCGCACATCCTCTTTAACGGCGTGAAGCAGGGCGCCGTTATAACCTAGTTGCCCGCGAGAAACTTGGGGCGGCGTCTCGAATTCCCTCATCTGCGCCGCCCCCTTTTGGGAGAATATTATGTCTAGTTCAACACATCGAATACTACTCCCTGTCGGGGAGTACACCAACATATCGAACGGCAACACGAATTGTTTTGTGTTTTTGGAGTACAACCAGCGTTTGAGGGTGGTTGTTGGGGGTATCTTACCTCCGGCGGATACTTTTGAGTATTTCGATGTTGATTCCAGCAACGAGAATAGTTACGCTGGACATCGACTTGGTTTTAAGGTTGGAAACCTCCTCCTTGAGGATGACGTGTTCGTCATGCCCGACGGGGAATACCAAATGGACATCGTGGTGGTGAGAGGAGAAGTCAATGCCCTTTAAGTCGCAAGCTCAGCGAAATCTGTTCCACGCGGCGGAGAACGATCCCAAGCTCCGAAAGAAGAAGGGAATTTCTAAAAAGACCGCTAAGAAGATGACGGAGCACGATCAGGGTGGCTCGCTGCCCTATTACGCCGGGAAGAAACGAAAGTGAAATGGACCTGTGGTCCTTCACTTTACTCGGCATGATAGTTGTGGGAGGTGTATTTCTGTTTGCGGTGATTAAAACGTTGCTGCGTAGACGAAGGAGGCTGATAAAATGAATCGGATCGCCTACTTTGACAGTGTTAGATCGTCCCTTTTCGGCGGGGCGATGACGCAGCAACAAGTTGATGGCCAGAGCGTTATCCTTGCACTGTGGGAGGGTGACCAAACCGGCACGCCAATGGATGATATCCGTTGGCTTGCCTACATGCTCGCTACGGCCTACGTCGAAACAGACCGAAAGATGTGGCCGATCGAGGAATACGGTAAGGGAAGCGGTAAAGATTACGGCACCACCTATTACGGTCGCGGCTTCGTACAGCTGACATGGGAAGAAAATTACGACCGTGCTGGTGCTGCCCTTTCGCTGATCGATGATCGCGATCCTGTTGACCACCCCGAGATTGTTTTGGACAGTCTTATCGCTGCGCGGATCATGTTTCGTGGCATGGCGGAGGGGTGGTTCACCGGTCGAAAGCTTGGTGATTATTTCAATGATGAAGTCGATGATCCAATCGACGCGCGGCAGATCATCAATGGTAATGACCGTGATGAGGAGATAGCAGGGTATCACGAGAAGTTCCTCGAAGCTCTAGAAGGAGCATCGGTATGACAGTCACAACCATTCTGATCATTGTTTTGATCTTGATTCTGATTGGTGCATTGCCAACTTGGCCTTACGCGCGCGGTTGGGGGTACTATCCTTCGGGGCTTCTTGGAATTGTACTAATAGTTTTGATTATATTGTTGTTGACCGGGCGGCTTGGTTGACAGCGTATGGGAGCACTGGTACGGTGGAAATCAAGCGCGTATATCGAAATTCGGATGGTGTTCGTCGTACCTCTATCTGGGAAGACGATAAGCCCGAAATACTACATGTAAAGACGGAAGTAGACTTAACGCAGGCGATTGAAAACAATCACCGCCTGCGGGAACTGCACCCTAGACGCTCGATGAATAAATTGGTCGCGCGAGGGGTGCCACTCACCGTGTACGAACAGTCGGTGCGAGAGCAGTGGGATGACAAGCGCTGGGCTCAGTGGCTTGACGACCCCGATAATGCCGCATTCCGCGTTTGGCAGGGTAGAGTGGGGAAATGACAGCACTCAGCGACCACTGTAACACACTTCGCGATTGGGTCAATTTGGGTCCGGATGTCTACCCCGATTCGGTGGTAACGTCGTGGATTCGCATGTGCGAGTCCATCCTTAGCAAGCAACTTCGCTGCAAGGAGATGCTCCAGATTGACACGGGGCTGTTGTTTAATCAACGTCTTCTTCTTCCCGATGATTGGCGACAGCTCGATTTCGTGCGTGTCGTTGGCGGGAAGCCCCTTCGGTACACCCCTAGGGATGATTTCTACAACCCCGATTTGGCCGACGATCAAAAGAATTGTTACACCATCACGGGGAATTACCTTATTTGTGGCGGAGTTTCTTCCGACGGACTTCGGGTTGAGCTGTCTTACTACCAAAAGCTCCCCCCGCTCGGCAATGATCCTACTTGGCCGCTCATCGAATACCCGATGCTGTTCACGCTGCAACCCCTTGCCGTTGCTTCGACCTACGCTTTCGAGGATGAGCGCGGCGATCGATGGGAAGCACAGTCAGCGAAATTAATCGATGATATCAACGTGGAACACTTGCAAAGCAAAGCTAGCGGGTCACGATTGACCGCCCGCCGACGAAGGAGTTTTGGATAAATGCCACTTGCATCGAGCGGTGAATCGACGGTCCTCGCGTCGTTACTTGCAGCACGATTTGTATCACTCCACACGGCTGCGCCGGGGGATTCGGGTATTAACGAGGTTTCCGGCGGCGCTTATGCACGTCAGGCGGCTACCTTCACCAATACCGGTAACAACCCCACCGTGGCGGCAAACTCCACGGTGATCCAATACCCAACGGCAACGGCCTCGTGGGGGACCATCACCCATTTCGGCATTTGGTCTGCTGCCACGGGCGGCACGTTCCTAGCCTGGAACACGGTTACAACGGCAAAAGCTATCGGTATCGATGACATTGCGCGTTGGGAAATTGGTAAGCTGACGGTAACCACCGACTAATGGCTTCTAAGTACGGCAAACAGAAGTACGGGGCAGATCTTTACAGCTCGGCTTTAGCCCAGCTGGAAGGGAGTACGTCTGCCTCCTTTACCCTTGCTGGTAGAGTTACTGATTTACGAACATTTATCGGCGCGGTCCCGTTTACTGCAACACTTAGTGGTGGGTTTGCAAAACAGAACTCGGTTGAAGGTTCTGTTTCATTCACTATGACCCCCGGTGTTGCGTTGTTGACTAAGATGCCGGGGTACAGAGGGACCACCATATCATTTTCGATGACGCTTGCCGGTGATTTACGTGAAATAGAAGGATTGCGGGGTGATGTTTTAATTGCCCCGGATGTGGCTGGTAGGCTTACAAAACTAAATACTTTCATCGGTGCGTTGCCATTTACCGTTACGTTGGCGGGCCTGCCGACGCGCGGCATTACTTATGTTGGAAATTTGCCGTTTACGATGGGTGCGGCTGGCGTTTTGCTAGCTACTTGGAGGCTAAAAGGAAACGTTGCTGTTACACCCATTATAGTGGGTGATATTGCAACGTCGGGTACCAAGAAATTTGAAGGTGCGCTGCCTGTTGACGTTATTTTCGGCGGTTCTTTAACTGCTGCTAAACCATTGATTGGTGGGACTATCACTTTCACAGTAACACCGAGTGATATGGGCATTTATCTTGGATCATTTTGGGGGCCGGATAATCCTGATTCAGGATTTTGGACTCCCGATGTACCTGGTTCGGGGCCATGGGTTCCGGATGTGCCGGTTGATGAATTTTGGGAACCTATCCCGAGGAGCGGATAAATGGCCGACACAACTACTACAAAACATGCTTTTGTGAAGCCGGAAGTCAACGCGTCTGATGACACGTGGGGTACGAAACTCAACGCTGATTTGGATTCTATCGACAATTTACTGGATGTTCGAGCTTCCAATGCCGAAGTTCTTACCGGAACGGCGACTAACCGTACGGTGAACCCGGATTCCCTCGCAGCGTTGTGGGAAAGGGGTGCGGATATAGCTTCAGCCACCGTTTTAACGCTGGGCGACGGGGCTGCCTTCAACGTTACCGGTGCCATTAACATTACGGACATTGATTGGACAGTCCCAAAAGATGGTCGTGGAGCGTGGCTTCGTTTTGCTTCTGCTGGCTTAGTGCTTACTCACAGCGCAAATCTTCAACTGCCGTACGGTGTAAACATAACAACCGTGGCTGGTGATTGGGGGTATTTTATACAATATTCTGGTGACCAGGTTATTTGTCCTTGTTTTTTCAGTGCCGATCCTAAAGCGCCGACGCCCACGGCGGGGGATAATGATACTTCGATCGCTACGACGGCGTTCGTCACGGCGGCGAAGGGCATTGGCAGCGTTGTCAAGCGCGTCTTCACCACGTCGGGACCCTTTGTGGCGACTACCGGGATGATCTTCGCCTTGATCGAGGTCGTCGGCGGCGGCGCTGCTGGCGGCAGTACTGGCAACTCGGTGGCTGGCGAGACTTTTGGTGCCGGTGGTGGTGGTGGCGGGGCTTATTCGGCTGCCGTGAAGACGGCGGCGCAGATCACCGCTTCGGGCGGCGCGATAGTCGTCGGCGCTGCCGGTACGCCCGGTGCGGCGGGCAACCAACCCGGCGGCAACGGCGGCGACAGTTCGTTCGGCGGTGTTAGCTTCGTCTTCGCCAAGGGCGGCACGGGCGCTGCTGGTGCAGCGACAGGCGGAAGGAGTAACGGCGGGCCGGGCGGCGACGACACGCTTGGGATCGGCGACTTCAAGGTTCCCGGTCAAGCGGGCGGCCCCGGCGTAAATTTCCCCACGACGAACCCTCTTGCTCAAACTGGCTTCGGGGGGTCTGCGGGCATGGGCTTCGGGGCTGGCGGCGCTACCCAGAGCCAAGCGACGCTGGCGGGGCTTCCCGGCGGACTTTACGGCGGCGGCGGCGGCGGCAACGGGACGCGGGCTGGCGGCGGCAACGGTGCCGGTGCGGCTGGTGCGCAGGGCGTCGTCGTCGTCACAGAATTCATCAAGGGGCCATAGCCATGACCAGCGCAGCTCTCGTCAACGCCTCGAATATCGTCGAGAACCGCATCGTCCATGACCCCGACAGCGGCTTCGAGCCGCCCGACGGCCAGACCCTCGTCGAAGAGACGGAAGCTACCGGCACGGCATGGATCGGGCTTGGCTGGGACGGCACGATCTTCGAGCAACCGGAACCGGGCGTCGATCCGCTGGACGATCCCAACTTCAAGCCGGCCCCCGATCCGACGATCGACCGGATCGACAAGCTGGAAGCACAAATCGCCGATTTGATGCGGATGATTAAAAAGTGACACCTGTTGAATTTCCTCCCGGCGTTACTACTCTTGCGTCGAAAAACGCCAAG